AAGAATTTGGCTTTGATCCTAAGTCGATGCAACTTGCTGAAGCTCGCCAATATGTGGCCTTGGAATTGGCTAGAGCTTGCGGTATCCCTGCCTACTTCTTGAGCGCCGAAACAACTTCAATGACTTACTCAAACGCAGTTAATGAACGGCGCTCATTAGTTGATTTCTCACTTCGCCCAATACTTAAGGCAATTGAGGAGCGCTTATCATTACCAGACTTTGTTCCAAATCCAGTAATGGTGCGTTTTGACCTTGATGACTTCCTACGCGGTAATCCGTTAGAAAGAGCTCAAGTTTATGAAATCCTAAACCGCATTGGCGCGATGAGCGTTGAGCAGATTCAGCGAGAGGAAGACTTAATACCAAATGAAGATTAATATGCCTATGGCAGTTACGGCTGCTGACACTATCAAGAGAACCATAACTGGGACCATCGTAAGTTGGAATGAGCAGGGCAACACCTCAGTAGGGCCAACAGTATTTGCAGCAGATAGCATTGAGATTAAGCCAGTTAAGTTGCTCCTTGAGCACGACCGCACTCGTCCAATTGGCAAAATGATTTCTCATAATGTAACTGCTAATGGAATTGAAGCTACTTTTAAGATTGCCAATACTATGGCTGGAGAAGATGCTTTAGTTGAAGCAACGGAAGGCTTGCGCGATGGATTTAGCGTAGGCGCTCAAATAAATGAATGGACAAACAACAAGGGCGTAATGCAAATTACTTCAGCTACTCTCGATGAAGTCAGCCTTGTTACAGATCCGGCCATCGATTCTGCCAGAGTTGCAGAAGTCGTTGCAGCATCCGAAAATGAAGAAAAGAAAGATTCTGATTTGGCAACCGCTGATTCAGACAAACCAACCGAAGGAGACCAAGTGTCTGACACTACCGCTCCTGCTCCTGCCGTTGAAGAAGCGGTAGAAGCAGCCAAGGTTGAAGCGACAAGTCCAAGGCCAGCGTTCTATACGCGTCCAAGACTTGATCCTTCACCAGTTAAATATCTCGAAGCCACAATTAGAGCTTCACTCGGTGATGAGTCCGCTCGTCAATATGTATCAGCTGCCGCTGACACAACTGACAATGCTGGCCTTGTCCCAACTCGCCAACTAAGCGAAGTCATTAACGGACTTGCTAACACAACTCGAAGCAACATTGACGCAATCTCAACTGGCGTATTGCCAGATGCAGGTATGAGCTTTGAAATTCCAAAGATTACAGTTATGCCAACAGTCGCAGAAGTTGCAGAGGCTGGCGCACCATCCGAGACTGACCAAAATGCAGCCTTTGTAACAGTTACAGTTAAGAAATATTCTGGAGCACAAAAGTTCTCCGTTGAGCTATTAGATCGCAGCTCTCCATTATTTCTAACCGAGCTTCTTAACAATATGTCTGCTGCATACGCAAAGGTTACTGATACAGCAGTAAATGCTGCTCTTATTGCTGGCGCAACTGCTGACGCAACTACACTTGCTACCTATCCAACAGCTTCAGAGCTTCTTGGATTCGTATCTCGCGGTGCTGCATCCGTTTATAACGGAACTCAAGGATTTGCTCGCAATATCATTGCTAACACTTCCCAATGGGCTAACTTGATGACTCTTAATGATTCTGGTCGTCCAATTTACAACGCGCAAGTTCCACAGAACGCAGGCGGCGTAGTTGCCCCAACAAGCGTCCGAGGAAATGTCGCAGGCCTTGATCTATATGTAACTGCTAACACAGCAGCTACAACTGATACAGATGGCTCAATGCTCATCGTCAATCCAGCTGCATATACATTCTACGAAAGCCCAACATTCCAGTTGCGCGCTGATGTAATTGGTAGCGGCGAGATTTATGTATCTTTATATGGCTACTACGCCATTGCCACCAAAATTGGCGCTGGTGCATTTAAGATCAACAAGACCTGATAAAACCCCTAATAGTGAGGGCCAGTCCGCTCCCGAGCTGGCCGCTCACCTAACTGCTTGAAAGGATGACGAGATGCCAACAATAGTTACGGCCACCGAGCTTAGGACGATTCTTGGCGTTTCGTCATCCCTATATTCAGATGCTTATCTAGGCGATATTGTCGATGCGTCTGAGAATCTAGTCTTGCCAATGTTAGTTACTTTCCAAAGCAAAATTAACAAAGTAAAGCTGACCGGTAATGTTGCTTACTTTGAAACTGCAACAATTCAAGAATTTACAGAAGGCCAATCCGTAATTATTACTGGCTGCGGAGCTCCTTTCAATGGCACTCACACAGTAACCGATGACGAAATTTCAGATTATGTATTTACAGTCGCAATCACCAATGCAGACATATTGGAAAAAAATATCATCCCAGCAGGAAACGCTGCGCTATCTGGATTATCGACCTATGTCGGAAACCCCAATGCTGAAGCTGCTATTTTGGCTATCTCCGTTGAAATCTTCCAATCCAGAACTGCCGCTGGTGGATCAATCGAAGGCGTAGATTTTGCCGTTACGCCTTACCGCCTATCTAAGAATTTACTTGCCAAAGTAACTGGCTTACTTGGCCCTTATCTTGATGTCGAAACTATGGTGGGCTAATGCCAGCTTCAACAATTGCCACAGATGTTAGAGGAGCACTTAAAACCGCTTTAGCAGGATGCACCGCTAATATCTACGACTCAGTTCCAGAAGCACCAATAGTTCCAGCAATTATCGTCATTCCAGACTCGCCTTATATGGAGCTTGAAGTCTTGGGTAAATCAACTACTCGCGTTAAATTAAATTACACCATAACCGCTTGCGTTGCGTATTTCAGCAACGCCGCTGCTTTAGATAATTTAGAAAAGTTGATCATTAGTATTCTTGGAGCGCTAAACGCTTCCAAGTATGAATTATCGGTAGTCGAAAGACCATCGGTAACAGAAGTAGGAACTACAACCCTGCTAGTTTCAGATATACGCTTGAGCGTCCGCTACGAGCAAACCGCATAGGAGACCCAAATGCCAACTACAGTAATAACTGGGCGCGATGTAACCTTTACACTCGATAGCGCTGCTTATGACGCCCAGGCAACTAGCGCAGTCCTAAGCTGCGACACAATTATCGAGACCTATCAAACCCTTGATGGTCGCGCTTATAAGTCCGTTGATAAGCAATGGACATTCACAATTGAATTGCTACAGGATTGGGGAGCTGCTAGCTCACTATTCGAGGCAATGTGGGCTGATGCTGAGTCAGCACCAAACACAACACTTGCAGTTTCATTTACTGCCGTTACTGGCGCAGTATTTGCTTTCAATGTATTGCCAGTATTTCCAGCAGCAGGTGGCGCAGCTCCAGGAGCGCTAACTGATACTTGGACTATGACTGTCGTTGGAACTCCAACAGAGACCTTTAGCTAAGAGATCGGAGCATCGGGAGCTATGAAAATATCAATCACAATTAAATATAATTCTGGCGAATCGGTTACTTATCAGGCTGGCTTACCAGAATGGGCTAAGTGGGAACGCAAAACTGGTAAGTCGATTTATTCGATGAAGGATATTTCGGCTTATCAGCAAGCGGACTTCTTAGATCTTGCTTACTTTGCGTATAAGCGCGAAGCAGCTGGAAAGCCAACCAAGCCTCAAGAGATTTGGGAGCTAACAGTTGAAGAGATGACGATTGGAGATGAAAGCCCAAAAGTTACGAGCCCGGAAGCATCAACCGACTAATAGTCGAAATAGCGATAGCAACTGGGATACCGATGACTTACTGGACAGACATCGACCAAGTCCTAACGGCGATAGAGATATTAAAGGAGCGTAGCGGTGGCAGATGAGTTACCAATCAGTTACGACAAACGCGAACTCCGCTCCATCATTACTGCTTTTAAAGCGATGGATGACGAGGCCGTTAGCCAAGCTAAACAAGAATCTAGCGCGTTGGCTACTTATGCAGCAAACGAAATCAAAGCCTATGGACTTACTAGAACCTTTGGCCAAGAAGCAGTCCGCCGAATCACCACAGGCGTCAAAGTATCGGCCAGCTCCAAAATCGGCGAATTCTCTTACGGCTTCGCAAGTCAGCGCTTTTCTGGTGGCGGTAGCACACAGAAACTCTGGGCAGGTTATGAATTTGGATCTAATCGCTATCGTCAGTTCCCAAGAAGAACACCGAGCAAAGGTCGCGGAAACGCTGGCTACTTTATCTACCCAACCCTTCGTAAGATTCAGCCTGAATTGATTAAGAAATGGCAAGAAGCATTTTCCAAGATATTGAAAGAGTGGGATAAGTAATGGCTGGCAGTAGAACACTTAAACTTTCAATTCTTGCTGATGTCGATGATTTAAAAAAGAAGCTTGATACTGGCTCCAAAGAGGTTGAAGGCTTTGGCGGCAAAATGGAGAAATTTGGCAAAGTCGCAGCAGCCGCTTTTGCAGCAGCAACGGCAGCAGCAGCAGCCTATGCAGTCAAGTTAGCCGTTGATGGCGTTAAGGCAGCCATTGAAGATGAAGCTGCTCAGGCCAGATTAGCCAAGGCTTTACAGAATGTAACAGGGGCAACTGAAAAGCAAATTGCAGCAGTTGAAGAGCAAATCCTAAAGACTTCCTTGGCTACTGGTGTTGCTGATGATCAACTTCGCCCAGCCTTACAAAGACTAGCGGTCGCTACTGGAGATGTTAAAAAATCCCAAGATTTATTAACCTTAGCCTTGGACATAAGCGCAGCGACAGGCAAGAGCGTTGAGGCGGTATCTAATGCGCTGGGCAAAGCTTATGAAGGCAATACTTCAGCTCTAGGGCGTTTAGGTGTCGGTCTAAGTTCAGCTGAAATTAAAACTCTAGGATTAGAAGGCACAGTAAAGCAATTAGCAAATACTTTTGGTGGCGCTGCAACAGTTCAAGCCAACACCTTTGAGGGTCAAATTCAAAGACTTAGGGTGGGCTTTGATGAAGCCAAAGAATCAGTAGGAGCTGCTTTATTGCCTACTTTGCAAAAGCTTTTAGATTATTTTATCAATACAGTAATTCCTAAGTTTATAGAATTTAAGGATGCAGCACTTAAGCCAGTTACCGATGCAATTGCTCGCAACAAAGATTCTTTGACTACGCTTTATAACTTTATTAAAGATTTTGTAGTTCCAGTCTTGATCAATAATCTTGGTTCAGCACTTAGCTTTATTGGCAAGGTGGCAGGTGGGGTTTTAGATGTTATCGGCTTTGTAGTTAATGGAATTAAGAGTGCAGTTAATTTTGCTATTGATGCAATTAATGTCCTTATTCGCGCTTATAATGCCGTTCCGCTTCTGCCTAATGTGCCTACGATTTCTAAGCCGTCATTTTCAGCACCGAGCACTCCTAGTAGCTCATCACTTCCAAAGATTGCTACTGCTCCGAGCCCAACAGTTCCATCAGCTCCTAAGCCATCTACGACTCCAAGCGCTCCATCAGCTTCTACTCCTAGCGCCCCATCAACCCTAGTGCCTAGCGGTAATGCAATTCCATCTGGATTTAATGTTGCAGCCGTCAGAGCTGCAGAAGAGCGCGGAAATGTTATTGTTAATGTAAATGCTCCATCCGCTATTGATGAAGAAGGATTTACCAGAGCAGTTATCTTGGCGCTCAATAACTCTACTAATCGCGGAACTACTGGCGCTGGAGATCTAAGAACTTCGGCTCAAATCCTATGACCCTATGGACTCCCGATTGGCGAATCAAAGTCAATGGCACAGAGCTAACCTCAGTTACTCTTAGCAATTTAACTATTACATCTGGCCGTCAAGATATTAATTCACCAACTCCACCAGGATATTGCTCGCTTCAAGTGATTAATACTGATGGGACTAACTATGACTTCACAGTCAATACCTCGGTAACAATTGAAGTAAAAAATACCAGCGGAAATTTTGTTTCTATCTTTGGCGGCAGAATTTCAGATTTAAGGCAAATCGTTCAAAGTGCTGGGTCTAATGCGATTATCACCAGCTTGCGAATAACCGCCGTTGGAGCTTTGGCTAGATTGCAAAGAGCTTTATTTGATGGAAATTTAGCTCAAGGTTTAGACGGCGCTCAGATATTGGATTTGCTTGATGATCTATTGCTCAACAGTTGGAATGAAGTCCCACCAGCCGAAACTTGGGCAACTTATGATGCAACCGAAACTTGGGCTCAAGCTCAGAATATTGGCTTAGGCGAAATTGATAGTGGCGAATATACGATGGTTAGCCGTCAAATCAACGATAGCGTCATTTACCCAATAGCCAATCAGATTGCTAATTCAGCACTTGGTTATTTATATGAAGATGCCAATGGCCTCATTGGTTATGCAGATGCAAGCCACCGCCAAGATTACCTAATAGCTAATGGTTATACAGATTTAGATGCCAGACAGGCTATTGCTTCTGGCATTGGGGTAATTCAACGCCAAGGAGATTTAAGCAATAAAATAGTGATGGATTACGGCAACAATTTTAATAGCTCTTATACTGCTCAAGATACGACTTCTCAATCAACCTTTGGACTATTTGCTGAACAATTTAGCAGCTACTTAAAGAACGCGGCCGATGTCCAGACAGTTGCAGACCGCCTAATCCAGCTTCGGGCCTATCCTAGAGATACATTTCAGTCCATTACATTTGCCCTGCAATCGCCTGAAGTCGATAATGCCGATAGAGATGCCCTACTTAATATATTTATGGGTATGCCAGTCAGAATTACCAATCTGCCCCTTAATATCCTAGGCGGCGAATTTACTGGCTTTGTCGAAGGCTGGACTTTTAACGCCTCAGTCTCGGGCCTATCGATTACCTTCTTGGCTAGCCCAACAGAGTTCTCGGCCTTTGCTCAACAATGGGCTCAGGTCAATGCAGCAGAAAGCTGGAATAGTGTGCTCAATACCTTAGAATGGCAAGACGCGATTGGAGTGATTAGTTAATGCCGACAACAACTAACTACGGCTGGACAACGCCAGCTGATACAGACCTAGTCAAAGATGGTGCAGCTGCCATCAGAACGCTTGGAAATAGCGTTGATACGACTACAAAAAATTTAAATCCTGAAACGACTTTGGGTGATATTTCTTATAGATCATCAACGGCCAACACAAATACTAGATTGCCAATTGGAACGACTGGCCAAGTCTTAACAGTCGTTGGCGGCGTCCCAGCTTGGTCTAGCGAGACTGGCGATATAAGCGAAGTTCAAGCTGGAACTGGTATTTCAGTAGCGTCAGGAACTGGGCCAATCCCAGTAGTAACTAATACAGTCGCGACAGCTTTCGATGCTAAAGGTGATTTGGTTGCTGGAACTGGTGCAGACACATTTGCAAAATTAACAGTTGGAGCAAATAACACAGTTTTAACTGCCGATTCAACAACCGCAACAGGGTTAAAGTGGGCTGCGCCTAGTGCTGGAGCATTTACTCTTATTGCTAGAACTTCTTTCACAAATGTAGCAAGTCAAAGTTTTGATAATTTTAGCAGCACTTACAATTCTTATATGGTAGTAATTGAAAGCATTTGGAATGTAAATCAAAATGATGCTAATTTAAGATTAACAATGCGTTATGGTGGAACTGATGGCGCAGCGCATCAAGGTCAAGCAACAACAAATGCTTTTAATTCTAATACTTGGACAAGTCTTAACACACCTGTAAGTTCTAGTTATGTAGAAATATCTCCAGATACTGGCGTTGCTGCGAATCCAAATATGGCCGTAATTTATTTTATAAATGGTTTTCAAAATGCAAATCAAGATGCTCAATTTTTTGGAACTTTCTATAATGTTAATGGTGCTTCTCAAACTTTATTTAACGGCGCTAACATTTCAAATCAGCAATACACAGGCTTTAAGTTGGCTTCATCTACACAAAACATAGACGGAACAGTAGCAATTTACGGATTGGCGAAAGCATAATGATAACTAGAGAAGAAAAAATTGCAGAACTAAAAGCAAAATCTCCAACACTTGAAGAAGGCATAAACGACACAGTTAGAACTTTAACTGATCAAGAATATGAGGCAACTATTGAGGCTTGGGCTGATGCTTGGCTGGCAAAAGAGCAGGCGAAAATTGATGCTGAAAATGCAAGGCAATTAAAAATATCTGCTTACGAAAAACTAGGCTTAACGCCTGAAGAAATTGAAGCTCTATTGCCTAAGCCAACGCCAATAAGACACTAGCACAATCTATAAAGATTATGGCCAAACTATGCGCAGCAGGTATTCAGCTTCGGGAGCAAATCGATGACGATTATCCTGATCGCGATAGGAAGTCTGACGGCTGGATTGCTGACGCTCGCCATCTTGCTAAAGGCAGTTCTGACCATATACCAGTCGATGGAATCGTTAGAGCTTTAGATATTGATGCTGATTTATCAGCTCACAAAGAAGAGGCTTACGCGTTAGTTGAGAAGATTCGCAAGTTAGCCAAGAAGGGCGATAAACGAATCAAATACATAATCTACGATGGGAAGATTATGAGTCCGATACTGGGATGGAAGCGCAGAACTTATAAAGGCGCTAATCCTCACCGGTCGCATTTCCATATTTCATTCACAACTTTGGGAGACAAAGATGGCAGTTATTTCAACCTCGAAGGAGAAGCTAATGAGCGATTTAAAGAAAGCAGCAGAGAGCTGGGCAAAGACATTCCTGGCAACGGCACTAGCGACCTATCTGGCAGTCGGCCTAGATGTCGATGCAATTGCCAATGCAGCTCTCGTATCAGTCTTGCCTAGCATCATCAATTGGCTAAACCCTAATTACGAGCGTTACGGCAAAGTCCGTTAATGCCAGCGGCTGACTTGGCCACCTTAGTCGCGTCAGTATTGGGATCTATTGCCCTGCTGATTGCTGGCCTTCGCTACATAATCAAATTGGAGAATATTCCAATAGTGTCGCGCCTTGATAAAATGGAGTCTCAGCTAGAATTGGCCCTAGCGAAAGGGGTCAGAAATGGCAACGCGAAAGCGCGTAAGTAAGAAGCCAGTCAAGCGTCCAAAGAGACGCAGGACTACTAAAGAAACCCCATTAACAAAGCTTGATTTCTGGGCTATTGCTGCCAATGAAGTTTATAAAGCTTGTCGCAGAGCAGGAATGGATGAGGGAACTGCCTTGGCCTTCGCAATGGATCGCAGCTCTTATCCTGATTGGATAGTCCCTGCCGATGACCCAATTAAGAAGATTGGTTGGGAAGACGGAGAAGAGGACAACTAATCTACTTTCGAGAGGTTGAGCTCTTTGAGGCTCTCAAGTCGCTTTATCCAGACTTGACGCCTTTATCAGCGACCGACCGAGCAGATGGCATTACCCACAATTCCTATATCGAGCTCAAGTGCCGTAGGACTCATTACGATACTTTAATGATTGAGAAGAAGAAGTGGGATTATCTGGCCGATATAAGGGCTAGAACGGGCGCTAAGACCCTTTACATCAATTCAACCCCTCACGGGGTCTATCAGTTTGATTTAGGGGCTATAAACGAGCCTGAATGGGCTTTAAAGCGGTTGCCTATAACTACTGACTTTGGCAACAAAGCCACTAATGAGCGACTGGCTGGCTTTTTAGATATACGACTCGCCGACTTATTGCTGGTCTAAATAGATTTAATCAAATACATTTAGCCCGTTAATCCATTTAGGGATTACAGAACGGGAGCAAAATGATAAATAAAGTAGCTCTTATTCGATTTGATTCTCAAGCAGGGGCTTGGACTGATGAGACAAATTGGGTTAAGGGATCAATAATCAGGCGATTCGCTAAAGAGCGGATGGGCAAAAAGCAGCTGAGAGGCCGTTTATCTAAGGCTGAAATCTCTGCATATTGGTTAGATAAATATGGGGTGAGCGCAGATGTTGCCTAATTTATCTGATGAAGCAGTAGTAGGAATAATCATTGGAGTTCCATTTATCGGCCTTTATATCTGGAGTCTATTCACTTCAGCCAAAGCCAAAGCTTTTAATGAAGGCTATAAGAGAGGAAGGTCAAGTGTCCGATACACAGAAATCGTTAAGTGAATGGCTTGAAGAAGCTGGTGCTACCTTATTCGACCGAGGGATTGAGTATGGCGACCCGAGGCACAATTTTTTACGCATTTACAAAATCGCGAGAGCACTCGGTATTCAGCTCAGAGACCCATCTGAATTGGCACTTATTGCTATTGCGACAAAACTCTCAAGAATGGTGGAAAGTCCAGAGCGCGAGGATTCGTATCTCGATCTCATTGGATACGCCGCTATCTTGGGTCGATGCAGATTTTCTACTCCAGAAGATTGGGACGACATTGAGTCTGACTCGCAATCATAATCAAAATCAATACTGCGATTACTGCAAATATCGTTGGGGAGCAAATAAGAACGGCTGGGATTTAAGAGCAATGACGCCAGCGGTTTGGAAAGTCCAAAGCGAGACACCGCTTCGCAAAGCACAGGTCAGGTTTTATTGCCAGCCTTGCGCCGATGAAGCACAGAACTGGCCAGATGGCACATTTTATTCATTGAAACAACAGTTAGAAGATGCGATAAATGATTTCGCAGGGAGAGAGAAATTAGATGTCGAATTACCTTGATGATTATGTATCAGTGCAAGACCGATTAAAGGAGTTTATAAATGCTTATCCGGACTATCGAATTAAAACGCATATATTGGCAGAGTCGCTTGTCGCTAATTGCGATGTCTATATCATTAAAACTGAGTTATATCGCACTGAAGCTGACTTACACCCTTGGACTACAGGTTTATCCTCAGAGTCTAAATCCAAGCAATATGCACTCGAGCTTGCGGAAACTGGATCTCTGGGACGCGCACTTAACCTCGCTGGATACTTCGCTAAGACTAAACAAAGCCCAAAGAAGGCAATTGAAACGACTAAGCCAGCGCTTGCTGAATTCATAAAAGAGCAACGGCCTAATGATCCTGAGCCAATTGTCTGGGATGTTGCAGAGATTACTAAAGAATTCGGTGCTGAGATAATTGATGAGATACCTCTTTGCTCTGGTGGCGATGGGCCAATGGTGCTAAAGACTGGCACTAAAGAAGGCAAGGAATATAGGGGCTGGGTATGTCCAACGCCTAAGTCTGGTCATCCTGCTAAGTGGATGCGTATTGGTTCAGATGGGCATTGGGTCTTTCAGAAATGAAGCAAGATGCTCACCCATTTATCTGCTCAAATTGCAAGCTAGTTACTCCGCATATTGAGCTGCATAAATACGACTCAACAGATATTGCTGAAGCACCCGAGGAAGTATGGCTAGTCGAATGCCAGCGGTGCTTTATGCAAAGAATCATTTATCCATCAGATCGCGTAACGGCCAAAGAGGACGATATTGTCCGATGCGACCAATGCGGTAAATGGAAGATGAAAGCAGCAAAGTGTCGAATATGCCGATTAGCTGCTGGATTGGAATCAATATCAGAACGCTATTGGACTGGTAATGATACGAGAGAAAGACCTTACAATGCCGCTTTATGAATATCGTTGCGATAAATGCGATGCGACAAAGGATGAATATCAGCCAATTACCTTAAGAAGTGCAGTAATCTGCGATAATTGCAAGGTTGCAATGTGGAGAGTCTGGAGACCCAATCCAATCCACTTTAAAGGCGAAGGCTGGGCAGGTAAAGATAAATGAGCAAACCCCATTCTATTAGATATATCCGTCAGCTGATGGAATGGGGATTTGATAAAGAGTTTATTGCTAAAGATTGCGGTATCAACCTGGAATCACTTGAGGTCAGGTTAAGAAGAGCTAACGAAAGGGAGCGCAGGAATGGGAATCAAGGAACTGAGTCTGGAACTAGCGGCAGTAAGCCTAATAGCTGATGAGGCTAAGAAGGCCAAGGATAGGCTAAGAGCAGCCCTACAGGCCGAAATGGACGCTATTGGGGCAGATAGGGTCAAGGCTGAGTATGGCGATGATGTTATCGCCTATGTAACGACTACTAAGCCTAAATTTAAGTGGGTTATTAAGTCAGATAAGCGATTTGTTGATTGGGTTAAAACTAATATCCCTAGCGAAATAGTTGAATCAGTAAGAGAGTCATCAATTGATGCGATATTGGATAAGTTCAATTATCTGGACGATATAGTTATTGATCCAAATGGTGAAGTAATTGATTGGTTAGAAGGCAGTCAGTCAGAGCCTTATCTAATGACTAAGTTCCATAGTGATGGCAAAGAAACGCTGAAAAACGCGTTTCAATCAGGGCAGTTAGAATTTAAAAAAATATGGGAGTTAGAATAATAAAACACCGCTCTGAACAGGAGTTATGCTAATGCTACTTGACATCGATGATACACTCTCGCCGTTGGACGGGCGCGCAGCTGGCCCAAGCCAAGAGGTCGAGGGGGGCCATTGCTTTCGCCTGATGGCTACAGCGTTAATAGCTGCACTACTTTCAATATTTAATCCAAAGCCAGCAAATGCAGATATGAATCTTAAACTCTATGCTTACAATAAAATGGATTGGTCAGAATTCCAATGTTATAACTGGCTAATTCATAAAGAGAGTAGATGGAATCCTAAAGCTCGTAATGGATCCCACTATGGCCTTGGTCAGATGCGTTCTACTTGGTATAGAGACCTTAGCCCTAAGAAGCAAATAGATGTGCATTACGACTATATTCGTTATAGATACAAAGACGCTTGCGATGCACTTCATCACCTTGAAACTCGGGGCTGGCATTGATGGCGCATAAGA